AATTAGAGGCTTATGGGATTTACCCACTCCTCCGAATCTAGCAGCGACGCGATTATCGAACTCCTCAAGCTCCTCATCTAGTGGAGCTCCCTCAAGCTGGATGATGGTATCTGTGAGTATACCTCCGGTGAATACGCTTCTGTTATGCTTAACTGCATCATTAGCGGTGTCAACGGAGAGCCTGAGGGGAGCCATTGGAGACATCCCGGCGAACTCCTCTAATGGATTAAAGAGTCGGATCCAGGTTACGTCCTTGGGATCCCACACCTCTTTAGTCCGCTGATGCTCGAAGACATACGCAGAGATGTATTCATTGGCATCGGGAATCACCTTCATCATGTCCGGACGTCGGAGCCAGATGTCCATGGGAAGGCCGTTCTTGGGATCTCGATTCTTTACAACCCAGAAGCAGGATCCCCACAGGTCAAGAAACGTGCTTGTCCCTCTCCATAGGTCTCCTACCGTCCACCAGGAATTCACCCTGCTCAGGATACTCTTGAGTGGATGATTGGGATCCTCGACTTCCTCCCACTCATCCCCGACCTTCCTTAGTACCTTTAGCCTGGGTCTGAGAATGGCATCCTGTCGTATGCGGATGGCAGCATAAACCAGCGTGGACTGAGAGTAATAGTTCCCATATATGGTCGGAGCCCAAGATGTCCCAGGCCCCTCATTCTTCATGGATCCTATCTGCCGAGCCGCCATGGCCTTGACAACTGACTGACGAAGGCACCTATGAGGGAAGGAGAAAATCCCCCATCTAGTTATCTCTTTGTTGCAGAGTTCGCAGGTCATCGATCCCTTCCTTAATGGACTTTAAGTCCGCCCGACAGGATCTTGGAGAATGCTCCAGATAGGGCATCCACCTGGTCATCATGAGATCCTTTAGGGAACGCTTCCACCTCATTAAGAAAATCCGTTATCCATGGCCCTCGAACGATATGGACATTACCTATCTGAGCCTGTCCGCTTACCGGCTTCGCTCGATCTGACTTGCTTCCGGTGTTAGGATTACCATATACCTGGTAGCCAGGGAGGATGGATCGTACGAAGTTATCTGTTACGATCTTACCTGAGGATCCCGGCTCCCGTTCGATCCATACTGGTACTCGTCTTCCGTCTCTAAGGGCGGTATCCTTAACCCGTTCCTCCACCTCGGCAGGAGTACCTCGGAATCGCACGATATCGCAGATGAAGTAGGTCTTGTCCTTAGTTCCCAGCAGGAGGCCCACTGTCCAGTCGGGATCCTTATTCCTCTTGCTAGGCTTGGTCGATGCGAAGTCCCAATATCGAACGAGTCGGGAGCAGTCAGGGCTCTGATCAATCAGAGGGAACCAATGCTTCTGAAACAATCCGCCACTCTGGGATGCATCCCAGTCTCCATATTTCAGCTGGCGTCTGGTCAGGGGATCTAATTCATCTAGGGAGATTTCATACTCCTCTATGTCGAGATGAGGGTTATCTGACATGCTTGCAGGTATGAAGGCCTTATCTCCATCAATGAATCGGGATCTCACCCACTCATGTCCTATTCCACCCGGATTGCTGGCGGCTCTCATTCTGAGTGGGACATTCCCCATATTTTTCTTGCGACGCAGTCGGGAGAACAGATAGGTGTAGTCGCTCTCCTCGAATTGAGTGAGCTCGTCGAACCCGATGTATTGGAACTCAGTAGACTGATATCGATACTTGTGCCTGTCCGTATCTAGGAATCCGAAGGTGAGCCGAGCACCCGATGGGAATGTCCAGGTCTTGGTTATCTCCTTCCATTTGGCCTCAGTTCCCTCAAGCCAGGTGTGAGACACGTCCATTATGGCTTCGGGCATGGCGAGGTCGGTGTATGTCCTCCGTAGGATGAGAGCGGCATATCTGGGAACATCCACATACATTAATCCTCCAATGAGGATTGCGATGGACTTGCCTCCACCAGCCTGCCCTCCATACATGGCTTCACGGTCTGTAAGAGCGAGGAAGTTAGTCTGCTTTATCGTCGGTTCCACTGGGATCCAGGGATTGTTTTCGATCATCGCCATCGTCGATGCCCACGATCTGATATCCCTCTCTCTCAGCGGCGTTAAGGAACTTACCAAAGTAGTACTCCGCTCTCTCTTCTATCGTCATTTCCATGGTAGCCTGACTGGTGGTGTGAACCTCCTCACGTGATGTGGGCTCACCCATTAGCAGCTGGCGTCTGTCGATCCCCTGCATCATCAGGGTGACCAGGGACTTGAGCCAGGGAGCCCTGGCCTCCTTCATTGTAGGCCCATCCTCGAGAACCGTCTCAATCTCATCGATAGTGTCTCGAATGAGTTTCTCCAGCTTGTCAGCCAGATAAACGACGGACTCATTGGTGTGCTCGACGATCTGCTCTTTTATCAGAGGCCCATTCTCCTCCAGATATATCCCGACCTCATTCTTCACCAGGCTAGCAATGCTGTTATCCACAGTTTTGCTAATGACGAACTTGCTCTTCTCCATAATCTTATCATTAGTGAAGATAGATTTCCTGATCTTAGATCGAGCCGCCCACTTTTTTATTGTGCCGATACTGATTCCGGTCTCCCGAGAGGCCTTAGCTGGACTACCAGTTACGTCATATATCTCCATCGCCTGCCGCCTAAGCTCGGGATCGTGGCGTGGAAGTTTGGATGCAGGGATTTCGGCCTTTTCACCCTTTCTTGGCAATTATTCTAGCCCTCGTATCAATCGATCTTGCCGTTCTAGGCAGAATTCGAGACAAATGAGTCGCTATCCTCCACGGAGTTAGTCCCTTGTGGAGTAGATCTCGGATGTGTTCTTCCTCTTCGGGTGTCCATCGATGAGTATTAGCTGTCGTCATCAGTTGAGATCCTGATTCGCACGTCCTCGATGATCTCGATATCCATCTCACTACATCCCTGTCGTAGCATGGGGAGTTGATCATACGAGACATGAACGTCCTCTCCATTCTGTAATCGGGATATAATCTCGGACACCGGCTCTCCGAAGAACTCATAGATATTCGACAGGATAGACTTGGCGTGATATACTAGGGTTGGGAAACTCCTCGATGATTCCCCGCTAGCGGATCTGAGCCTGGCCGCTGAGTAGGCCCCTTCCCCGTCGTTTATCATGGACTCGCGCATCGCTTGGAAGTCAGGATCCTGGAGATATCCCTTATTCAGGTATCTCTCCACATCTCTGGGATCTGCATCCCGGAGGAGCTCCCTTATTCCGGATACTGCTATGGATCTATCTCTTCCCATATCTAACTCCTACGCTATCACGAAGGGAGTCAGGGTGTCAATCCCTCGATCTCCCTCGAATGCAAAAATGAAGAGACTTAGTATTAATCCTACTTCTCTTCGTTGTTAGGCTGTGGCCAGGGCTCCCGTCCAGCTTCCCCCTAGGGTTATGATCGACTTGGCATTCTTGACGTCCAGGATCAGGCTCGGTATGGACTTTATGTAGTCCAGGATCGAGATATCTGCTGTGAATTCGGAGGGATCCTTGTCTCCTCTTGAGCTATTGCAGTGCAGGCAGGAGGTTATCAGATTATCTCCAGTGTGTCCTCCCCCCTTAGAGTAGGGAACCAGATGGTCGAGCGTTAGGTTGCTCCGATCCTCGCTCCCGCACCAGATGCAGGCCATGCCGTCCCGCATGTAGATGGCCAGTCTCTTTTCTCTGCGTATCCATTTTGATCCCTGGTACTTGCTGTCCATCCCTCTGGCTACCATTTCTCTGCACCTCAATCGATCTAACAGTAGTTTATCAGTGATTTTCGGTGCAGAGAAATACTTCGATTTAGAGTTCTATTAATTCCCCCACGTCATCCTCTTCTCTCTCCAGTATGTTGTTCCTATACTGGTACATGCAGGACTGGAATGTCCGGCTAGTCTGCCGAGCCATCTCCTTGCAGGCGCGATATGGCCCGATCTTCTCAATCAATCCAATCAGGGCCTCACGCTCGCCGTCTGACCATTTAGTACCGGCCTTGATCTCTCGGATGGACTCATCTAGTGTGTTAACGGCGCGTTCGGTTGGGATCAGCTTGTGGGAGTTCTGCTTCAGCAGGTCGTCCCCATCCACCCGCTTGAAGGATCTGAATCTCTTCGCGTCCTCGTCGAAGATTAGGTTATAGTCCAGGGGAGGATCTATCAGGGTCAGATCTCCGCAGATGTTCAGCTTCGCTGTGGGGAGGTCGTCCGGATCGGCGTTACCGTTCCGATGGGAGCGTAGATATATGGCCCCAAGATGATCCCGGAACCCGCATCCACGCTGGGCCTCCATTCGGACATCGTCGATGATGATGGGAGTCACAGGGCCGTCGATCCAGTCGGGGATGTTATCTGGAGAATCGACTACCACCTCGATGTCCCCCACTGTGCAGTATCCGAAGATCACCGCATCCCCCTTGATCCCCTCATCGTGTATGAAGAACAGCCGAGTTTCGTCTGGAGTATAGTCCGTTGGCACCTTGGAGATCCTTTTGCTGATGCCGAGATCCCTAGCCTCATCCGTGAAGTTTTGAATGGTTGGGTAGTGGATGTAGCCTACCCACATGATCAGATCCTTTCCAGCCATGGTGTTCCACCTCTCTGATTTGAGCTTCGGACATGTTACCATCTTGGGATCGAGGAGTAAATACCCTCACCCCTCGAATGGGAGGAGCCTGGCCGAGCACTCAGGCCCCATCCCGATTGAGATCGACTCTGGTACGGTTAGCTTGCGTCCACACCGTCCGCACTTACCCTCATGCCAGACCTCTATGTGTTCGCTGACCCTCCCCTCAGCCAGGAGGCCGTAGAACCAGCTGAAGGCCTTAGATGATGGCGCTGACTCCGTTATGTTGCTCTTCCTGCCGTGCCTGAACCCATCTGGAAAGATCGTTCCCAGGAAGACGTAGTTCTCGTAGTTATCTGGGCCATTCAGGAGCTTCACGAAGTAGGGGCTATTCTCATTAGGGCGGCTGATTTTGTAGGTGAACCTGGCCTCCGTCTTATGACTAACCAGGGTTATCGTGGCCTTGCCAGCCGTAATGTATGAGAGGATGTAGTCTGGATCCGTGAGTCTGCCCTTGCTCTCGATCAGTGTAGTCATTCCTATTCCCTCTAGTTTTGGATTAGTTATAACTTAGCACAGGTAAACACACGAGTAAATACTCCCCAGGGAAAAGATTATGGGCCAGGCTGGCTGAATTCCTGGCCCATCGGAGAGGATACCGAAGCAGAGCTCGGCTACTCTGCCTTACTTACTGACTTTGGCCTTGCCCTTCCTGGCTTTGGCCTTCACCGGCTCAGGCTCTTCCTGTTCTTCCTCTTCCTCTTCGAAATCGCCGTCGTCGTCCTCGTCTCCATCGTCTCCATCGTCGTCCCCCTCTTCTTCGTCCGGGGTGACGTCGACCTCATCGTCGGCCTCTGCCTCTGCCCTGCCGTATCTCTCCTCAATCTCAGCCCGGAGGGTGGCGGCTTCTTTCTTCTTGAGATCCCGGCCCAGATCCTTGGCCATCTTGCCAGCCCGTAGTCGATAAATCCGGTTCAGGCGCTCTTCCTCGGTCATTACCATGGGAGACCGAGTCCGCTTGGCTTTCTTGCTACCGCCCGTCATGCTGATCATTTCCACGGGGATGAGGAACGTGGTGCCCTCGTCATCGGACTCGTCGGCCTCGTATCCGGCCTTTTCCAGATTCTTCCGCATCCGCCTGGATTCAGTCCATACTTCGGCGTGGGAGTCGTCGTCCTTGAACGTGATGGTAGTCTCTTTGTTAGGCATTTAGCCCTCCTATCTATTTGTGTTTTGCGTTTACCTAGAGTATCACCAGCGGAGGCAGGCGTCAATCCTTAAATCGTTTCTGATTGAGAGGGATTTTCGGCTACCCCTCGTAGACCTTCTCCAGATCTCCCCATCCGTAGCCTCGGTGAACCTCGACGGCGAAGGGGACATCCGTCTCGAATCCCACGTTGTGTGTCTCCTCGATCATGATCTCCTGGGCCTCCTCAGCGATTTCCTCTGGCACCTGGACTCCAAACCCATCGTGGACATGGGGCCAAGCCATGGGGACATATCCCATTTCTCGAATCCTGTCCATCACTCTTATATTGGCGAGGAGGGTCATTACACTGGCGAAGTTCTGAATCGGCGTGTTAACCGCCTGGCGCTCGATCTCGCTGATGTGCCTCTTATCCAGGAACACTGGGAACCGTCGCTTATATCCGTAGATACTGGCGACCTCGTGCTCCTTCCTCACCAGTAGCTTCTGATCTCGAATCCATCTGGAGGCCTCTGGCATCTGACGAAGGAATCGATCACGATATATCTCGGCTTCCTTGACGGTCACTCCCAGCTGAGGAGCCAGGGATTTAGGCATCCTCCCGTAGATGATTCCGAATGCTATCGTCTTGGCGGCTCGACGCCTAAACGTCCGCTCCTCCTCACTCATGGCATTCAGATCGGCATCTGTTAGCCTGAACAGCTGCTTAGATACCTCACGATGAATGTCCCCGGCGCAGGCCTCTCGGAGAACCGCGTCTCCGGACAGATGGGCCAGGGCTCGTATCTCAGCCTGGGAGTAGTCTGCGTAGATCACAACATACCCATCGTCCGCGATGAATATCTTCTTGATTTCCTTCAGCCTCGGCATTCCATGAATGTTGGGATCAGTTGAGGAGAGCCTGCCCGTCCGAGTGCCATGAAGACGATATCGAGGATGGATCCGTCCCTGGCGCATTAATGCCTTATATCCGTGATAGTAGTTCTTCAGCTTAGTCCCGAGGAGCCGGTGCTGCACCATCAGCCGAGGGAACTCGTCCTGTTGAGCCAACCAGTGGAGCATGTATGTGCTGGTAGATCGAGGCTTCATGTTGGAGAAGACAGCTGATGAGGCCGTTTGCCAGTACTCAATGGCCTCCGTGTCCTCGATCATCCGTATCTCTTCCAGGACTTCGCTCTGCGTCAGCACATCTTTCTTGGCCGACATCTGGTTGAGCCCCAGGTCATCGAAGAGATACTTGGACACCTGCTTGGGGCTGTTGAAGTTAAGGTCACTCGCGCCTGGGTAGGCCCTTAGCTGATCCTCTAGGTCTTGCAGTTCCCCAGCCCACCTGGCTCCTAGTTCCTCATGGTACTCCTCATCCACCTTCATTCCAGTCCGCTCCAGATCAATGAAGTGATGCGCGGCTGGTATGAGTATGTCGTCATGAACCGAGTCGACTCCGTCCTCTATCATCTCCTCGCGTAGATCCTCGGTCAGCCTATTGGTGAAATCGGCGTCTGCTCCGCAGTACAGGCTGATGTTAGTCCTGGTCTCGTTGTCATCCCAGTCGTCAAGGCTGAGCTTAAGAGGAGCCTTGCGATCCTCATTCGCGGCCTCGGTATTCAGAGATGACTTAAGGTGAACATCGTACTCGGGAGCCTTATAGTAGGACGCGGCTACGCGCTTAAGTCCATGGCTTCCCTTTCGCTCATCGAGGCAGTAGTGAGCCAGCATGGTATCCATGGTGAATCGTGGGAAGATCCCCCTGGAGTTAAGCCACATGACGTCGAATTGGCCATTATGGAATGAGCAGTCGACTCCCGACAGCGCTCGGCCCAGCTGCTCATGATTACTCTGATTATCCTCAATCAGAGCTACCCAGTCGAGGATAACCGCCGTCTCCCTCTCCCAGGACATCCCCACACACAGAATATCCCCGGTGTCGGGGTCTAGACTGGTAGTCTCCAGGTCGATCGAGGTATGGCCCAGCCGCTTAAATCGACGCATTAGGGCATTAAAGCCCCGCTGCGTGTTGATGATTACGTAGTTGTCGTAGGGAGGCTCCACAATGGGATCCTCCCCGTCTGCTATACGCTTAGCGAAGGCCAGATCCTGATAGAAGTCGATGTACCCGTCCGGCGACCTGAATATGCTGGCCGGGTGCAGGGTAGGCAGCACGCCGAACGTGTGACGTCCAATCGTTATTTCTCGGTATATACCTCGCTTCCGCGTGATGCCGGTCTTACCTCCGAGGATAGCCGCCACACCGAAGTTCCCGAGCGGTACTATAATCTTAGGCTGTGCGTCAATTAGATCAGCCATTAGCCTAGGATTACAGGCGCGGATCTCCTCGGGAGTGGGATCCCTGTTCTCTGGAGGCCTCCACATCAGCGCATTGTTACGATAGGTGTCTCCCCATTCGACTCCGATGTCCATGAGAGTCTCGCGGAGTAGCTTACCCGCCTTGCCCACGAATGATTCCCCTCGCTTCTCCTCCTCAGCCCCTAGGGCCTCCCCAATAAGAGCAATATCTGGTCGATGAAGACGACCAGACGGGTATGCAGGGCATCCTTTAGATGGGCACTCGTCGCAGCGCGTGGACATCTATTTGAGCTTCTTCTCCAGAAGAATCCTCATGTGCGTCACCCTCTTAAGTCTATTATATCTCGACGCTTAGGCCCCGTCGATATAAGCTTCACCGGGATTCCAGTTATATCCTCCACCATCTTTATGAACTCCCTGGCCCTCTTGTGAAGATCTTCCCAGTACTGACATCCCGTAGTCTGATGCCATCCCTTCATCATGAAGTACTTGGGTGAAGCCCCGGTATACTTCATGGTGGATCCCACGACCTCATCCCCCTCCTCATATGCGATGCAGATGGGAACCTCGCGCTGTTCATCGAGGATATCTATTCGGGTGAGAGCCAGGTAGTCCGGCCTGCAAATCCGATTGGCATACTTGATTGCAGGTAAATCGAGGAACCCCATTCGCCTGGGCCTTCCAGTTGTCGAACCGTATTCCAGCCCGGACTCTCGCAGTTGATCTCCGATATCCTGTGGCATCTCTGTCGGCAGAGGCCCCTCTCCTATTCTGGTGGAGTAGACCTTCATGACACCCACAACCTCATCAATTCTCCTGGGATCGACTCCGAGCCCTGTCCCCACTGCTGCTGGAATGCAGCTAGATGAGGTGACATACGGATAGTGTCCATGATCGATGTCGAGCATCACCCCGTGGGCTCCCATGAGAAGGAGGTTTAGGCGCTGGCTAATCGCCTCCTCTATGTGAGGAAGCGGATCCTTTATTTCACAGCGAGATAGTAGATCCGCTCGCAACTCATATACCTTGGCTGTCGCTCGGTCTGCTCCCATTCGAGGCATTCTGGCAGCGATTTCGCGTGGCTCCCCATTCATCAATTCTTCAAATGAAGTCCCTGTGCGGAGCATCTTGTCTGAATAGGCTGGCCCTACCCCTCTCCTGGTAGTTCCTATGGGATGCCCTGAGGTCTCCTCCCGATAGGTATCACGATAGATTTGATCGTAGGAGATGATGTGGGCCTTGGGATCCACGATGACGTGAACATTGGGGCTCATCTGATTGAGACTGTCTATCTCATTCACCAGCACATCGGGATCGATCACCATCCCTCGTCCGAGGACGCTGATCATCCCAGTATGGAGTGAGCTCGCAGGGAGAAGGTGGAACGCCACTCGATTTCCATTGGGAGCCTCGACAGTATGACCCGCATTATTCCCTCCGTTGAACCGAGCGGATAGGTAGGCCTCCTGTCCCAGGTAGTCCACTATCTTACCCTTCCCCTCATCTCCCCACTGGAGTCCGATCACTACTCGTACGGTCATAGATTCTTCCTCCACCAATGGCCTATGGAGCCTGAATTCTCCTCCTGATCATCATCTTCCTTCCCATCAAAAACCACCTGCGGCAGGCACATCATCCTCCAGTATTCCCGGTTCTCCTGGATCAGATGGGGATCTATCTCAGATCCGTCAAGGAAATCAAATGAGGAATCCGGCCTCGGCTTACCAGAGGCCATCCTGACTCCCCCGGCTGAGTAAAAGGCTGCGACTCCGCTGTCCACTCCTCTTACTCGACCTGGGAACTGACTAGAAATGTCAGCGATTTCCCTTGGATCTCCTGGGCACCCGAGGAGATGGATGGGAATGAAGTGATCCTGTGCGTCTATAAGCTCGACGGCCTTAGCCCGAGGCATGTAGGAGGTGATGAACTTCGAGACTCCAATGGCACTAATCCTGGGGATCCAGGTGAGCATTTCTTCCATACACTTCACCCAGTCATCCTGATCACGTCCCTGCGGAACCACCATTGATCTAAGCCCTGATATGTCAGCTTGATATACCCCATGACTCGACCATTTCACTGTCTCCCATCGATTCCCAAGAAAGTCCGGACAGATTAGCTCAGTAGCTCGGATCGTCTTGGCTAAGCTGATTAGTTCCTCAATTCGCATGGGAATTCCCGTCTCCACTACCCCATTGTCCATGATGACGTGGTCACCCCGCGCCGACTTGTCGATGAAGAACTGCCGGTATTCCTCATTGTAAAGGAGATGAGCCAGCGCCATATGATAATCGTTGTCCCGCTCGAAGCCCATGCGCCGGAGAGGAAGTATGGTGGCGATCTTCATTTCTTTAGCTCCCATCTCTGTAGTAAAGAGTAAGTCATCACTCGCTGAGGATCGTATGGCCTTCGATGAATGGGAGTCCCTAGATCCTTCCAGGCCCTTCTGGGAACGAAGAACTCAATCCTTTCGTCGCTTGGAGAACTGAACAGGATTCGATTGTATATGTTTATATCCAGGACACAATCCTGGATGGCCCACTGCATTTCTCCGTCTAGCTTATGACGATCATCCTTAACGATGTGAAGATATGGTTTCCTCTGACGTGGGAATCGAACTGTTCGGCACAGCTT